CATCCCTCCTTAGGTAGTAATTATCGCATTGCCATTGCCCTCGGTGTTCAGCGCCGGTGAGAACGTAGGCGTGCCCTGGTAGCTGTAGCAGTAAATGTATCCCATCTTCGAAGCAAAATAATCCGAACTAGCGTTCCCGCTTGCGGTGCTGGAATCGGCGCGGAGACTGCTGGAGTATAAGGCACAGAAGCCGTAAGAGCCGTTCCCGCTTGCGGTGCTGGAATAGGCGCGGATACTGCTGGAGTAATCGGCACAGAAGCCGTAAGAGCCGTTCCCGCTTGCGGTGCTGGCATCGGCGCGGATACTGCTGGAGTATAGGTCACAGAAGCCGTAAGAGCCGTTCCCGCTTGCGGTGCTGGAATAGGTGCTGATACTGCTGGAGTATTCGGCACAGAAGCCGTAAGAGCCGTTCCCGCTTGCGGTGCTGGAAGGGGCTTCGATACTGCTGGAGTATAGGGCATAGAAGCCGCGAGAGCCGAAACCATTGACACCCATGCTGCTTCCGCAAACAATGCTGGCATTAGAAGGAATTGTCGTACTGCTCCCGACTACTACGCCTGAGTATCCGCTTGTACCGTTTCCGACAACTGCTACTTTGTCAAGCAGCCCCAGATTGGCGTGACAGGAAACTATCCCGTTGCAATTATTAAACTTCAAGACGGTCTTTAGACAGATAAAATCCCCACCGCTCAAAGTAGCACTCGGGAAAATACCAGATTGGTGAGTATTCTTTACCGTTACCGTGTTAACGTTAATTGCTGTTATCTCCCAAATTCCACGATGGGCATAGTGGTCGTCTGTTCCAGCAGTATTTCGAATGATAACATAGTCTCCTACGGCCATACCTGTCGCATTGGTTACGTTTATCGGTACGCTCCAGGCTCCTGCTGCGCCGGTAACTGTGCCAACGCTCGTAATAGTGGTGGTAATAGGGTCTGCACCGATTATCTGTATCTGGCTTCCACAAGAGTGAGTGATACTAATCTGGCTAGTATGCAAGTGCGTCCCAGCTGCGACCGAAATTGTAACGGTAATATCGTCGGGAATCCAGGTGTATTTGAGGCTGTCTAAAGCTTCCTGTATTGTGGCGTAATCAGCGGGGACGTTAATCGTTTTGCTGGTTTTTATCACAGTTTCGGCCAAATGTGCATCATGGTTATCAGCATTTTGCTTTACAGTTTCGGTTGTTCTTCCTGTACCTGCTAGCTCATCTACTCTTGCTTGTGCATCTACCTGTATATCTGCAAAATGTTTATCATCAACCATATCAGCGTTTAAGTTAGTTTGCAAAGTACCGTCTGCTTGAATAGTTACAGCAGGTGAATTTTGAAGATACCACGCCAAAACTGTATCCCCACTAGTAACGGTAACAGTAAAATGTGTTGTATCATCCTCTGTATGGTCTACGATGTTACCATTCACAAAAACCAATAATGCGTTTTTACCTAATTCATATTGTCCATCTACTAATGTAAACTGTTCATATCCTGTTATAGACGCTGTAAATTTTTCACGTCTAAGCAATGAACCATATCCGCTTACTTTTATCCATTCTCCGGTACTTGTGTAAACAAAAGCGTGGTCTAAATCTGTTCTGAAAAATCTTTGCCCAACAACAGGAGTAACAGGAAAAGCAATACCCTTATGTTCCACCATGTTAAGAGCCTGATTTTGTGCAAAATCCTGATTACCCGTTAATGCTCGTGTACCATCCGTTCTTAAATATTGCGTATGGTCATCATCTGATAATCCTTTCAAAGAACCGTGGTCAGTTATGCCATTACCACTAGCTCCTATTGCTATCCACGCTAAAGTGCTTGCGTCCCACGTATAAACAGTATCTTCATCTAAAACAATTCTTAAATCGCCGTCTATGTTACCAGTAGAAGGTAAATCTGCTATAGTGGCTACAGGAGATTTCCAGCTATCATCTGCCATTGCTGGTACATTAGTTAAATTTTCCCAGTGTACTTGTGCTTGACCACTTGTCAGTAATTCCGTTTTTGAATATGCATTTACTTGACTTGCTGTTACAGCGTGAGGATTATTATTTAATCCTTTATGATTTTGTAAATCATCATACGTAGCTTTAACTGTTTCAGTAGTACGCCCTGCTCCTTCTAAATTAGTTATATTAGCTTGTAAAGTATTATCTTGTGTATCTACATAAGATATATCTGCTTTATTATTTTGAAGATTAGTAATATCTGCATCATTACTTATTATTCTACTATTTAAATTTGTAATTGTGTCTGCACCATCATCATACCAATTAGTTGTACCTTTTAAATTTTTTACAGTTTTTACTATAAGAGAAAGTAAATCTGTAATTTTTGCTGTATTTGTATAAGCTGTAACAGTAGCATCATCTATTGTACGTGTACCTATTTTAACATCTGTTACAGCATCATTTGCTATTTTTGCGGCTGTAACAGCTAAATCTGCTATTTTATCTGTGGTTATATTACTGTTTGCTATTTTTGCGGCTGTAACAGCTAAATCTGCTATTTTTGTAGTTGTTACTGCTAAATCTTCTATATTGTCTGACTGTATACCAGCATTTATAGTATTTTTTATAGCATTTAAATTATTCATTACTTGTGTTGCAAACGCTGTTGTACCTTCTGTTAAACTGTGGGGTAAATTTATTTGTGCCATTAATTAATCACCTCCGTAATACCAGTTAACATGCCTTTAGGTTTTTTAGATTTATATAAAATAGCTATACCATAAACTGTAACAGGTTGGTCTACCTCATTATTTTCTAAAGTTATTTGTATTCTAGTGCCTTTTTTATTTATATTTAATTGTTTCGTTATTAAATCAACCCATCCCCAAATTGCTTCACCCCAAATACCTTCACTCCATACCATACTTTCATCTAAATCAAGTATAAATTGTTTCGTAATATAATCTACTTTAATTGTAATAGTAAGTGTACTACTTTCACTTTCGTATTGTCTACAGGCAACAAAAACTTTTTTAATATTATTCACAATAACCATTAATTCTGTTAAATCAAAAGGCTTAGTAATTACCTTAAAATGAATAGCTTTACCGTCATAATTATAACCTTGTTCATGCTTAAAAATTAAACCATCAGTAGGATGCCCTGAATATAAATCTCCATTACTATCGATTAAATAACAAGATATAGGATGTGTAAACGCTCCATACCATGCGCCTTTTTCATTATCTGTTTTAGGTGGGTAATATCTATATTCTTTATTATTTGTTGTGCCTGTATCACAAATAGATAGTCTATACACCCCTTGATAATAAATAGCACATGCTTTATTTTTATATGCTGCGTTAATAATAATATTCTTAATTTTCTTATCAGATACATCAACAGAAGAAATCATATTTGTATATAATGTTAGTAATGCATACACACCATCATCTGCCATATAGAATAACATATTTTCTACACGTTGTACTGTATATTGTGATACAGTGCCTTTATGTGCATCAATTCTAACAAATTCAACATCTACAGCAGGTGTCCATCCAAACCAACCAAATATTGCGTTTTTCTTAAATACTAATAATGCCCCACCAAATTCTTTTAATGCTGTAATTTGGTCAGCATCATCTGTAACACTTGCAATAGTATTAGTTGCTTTAATATAAGTTGGATTACCTATTTCTGAATAGTAAAGTGTACTAGTACCTTTTTTAGCAAAAAAATGACGCTGTCCTCTTTGTTCAATAAAATGACACGTTTTAATTATACCCCATGTAGCACTATCTCCATTTACATCCATTGTTACTTCTGCAATAGTTGTACCATCATATTGCCAAAATTTAGTCCCATCTAACCAATATAATACATCACTATAAATATCCCAATCAGTAGGTGCAGCAGGTAAATCATTTTTTAATATTGTCCCATCCCATTTACGTACTGTTGTGCCACTAAAAACTAGTTTAACAATCGTACCATCACTTTTACCAAATTCAATTATAACTTCTATGCCATTAGCGTCAAATGCTGTTTCATTATAGCGTGTTGTTCCTTTACATTTAGATAACCCCCCACGCTGCTGAGGAATAGCATTTTGTGCTTCAATAAGTTCGCTATTAAGCATAATATCAGGGGCAACTTCACTTATACCACCACTAAAATCTTTATATACTCTTAAAGATTTTCCCATCTATTACCCCCTCCTTATACTGTATTACGACTTGTTTTAATATTATTAAAATAATTTTCATTTTGTGAAAAATTATAATTTGTACTTCTTCTTGCTTTTAATTTTTTACTTCGATTATGTACCATACCATAAAACTTATTCAACATTTTAGTTGCCATGTTACTTTCTTCTTCATCCCCACCGCTTTCTTGGTCATAAAACTGTGCTGCGGCGTAATAAATCATTGGTGAATGTAATAGTGGGTGTATTTCTGGTTCAGCATTATCATCATTAGCTGTAATAGTATCAGGTGATTTATGATAATATAGTGTATATATATCAGTATCTTCAAAAATAATAGTGTTTATCGATGTAATATCATAATTATAATATCTATTATCATTACTATCTAATAACTCAGCAACAGCAAGGAAATCACTTGGTAAACTATATGCTTCGCCTACAGTAGTACATTCTATTGTAATAGTATTAATTTTACCATATTCTAATGCAATTTCTTCTTGTGCTTCAATTATCCATGTTAAAAATGTAGTATTATCTACGCTATCCTGTATTAATGCTTCAAATGCTGTTCTAAGTTCACCTACATTCACGTAAATCACCTACCTTTACACACAAATAGTAATTATTTATTATCAACCTCTTTTTTTGATAGTTTTATTTTAGAGTTAGTTTCTTTGGTTGGAACAAATGTAACATGCCCATTTATAAAAGCAGGTGTTTCTTTTATTGCTTTTATAAATTTTGTGTCATCTATATTAACTTGCCCATTTTCAAACACAACAGTACCTCTATTAGTGTTTAATTTAAACCGATTAGCTCTGCTTAAAAATAACATAATCAAATCCTCCTATAATAAAAATAAAGGGGCATATTTCAGCCCCTATTTAATTATTTACGCAGGGAAATCTACGTTGTTAAGAATACCATGTGTCTGTGGTAATTTAACTTCAAATCCTGTCTCAGTAATATATTCATCTAAGTAATAATCCGCATCATTAGGTTGGATATTAGTATTAAGTTTAGTATCCCGCCCTACTAATGGACGAATTTTAACTTTTTCTAAATCCAAAGCAACTGCCATTCTACCATAAACATCCCCTTCAAACAGGTGATGTTTCACTAAATTAAGTGCCCCATGTGCAGAAATATAACGATAAATTTTTAAACCGTAAGTTTCTTCACCAACAACAGTCTGTATCTTATCTCTACCCCAACTATTAATTACGGAAATTACTCTACCAGAACAGAACATGGTCTTAGTATCACTACCATATCTAAATAAATCTTCCAAAAACGCTTTTTCAAAGTTATCTTCTGTTAAAGCATTACTTGCGTCATAAGTTACAGCATTAGCAGTAATCAAAGGAATAATCCCAGCAGTAGTTCTAATAATTTCATCACCGGAAGTATGCTCTGATTTTTCACCAAACCAAGCTGCACGTTCTAAATCAATAGCGTGCTCAATGCCTTTCTTCATACGTTGATACGGGCGGTCAGAACCACCATATAATTCACTGGCATCTTGTGTTTTAGTAATTTTAATAGGTGTTCTGAATATTTGTGTATAGTTAAAAACAGTAGTAGTACTAACAGTTTTAGGTGTGCCTGCGGTAGAACCTTCTTTAAAAGCATTACCAATAATTACTAATGGGTCATTATCTACTAAAAGAGCAGCAGAAGTAGTACCATACGCACGAACAACAGTTAAAGTATTAGTGGCAGAATCTACAGCAGTTACCTTCATTACCTCACCAGTACGAGGTACCTTAACAATGTCAGCTACACTAAACAAATCAGCGTTATCAACAATTACAGCAGTACCGACAGCAGTTTCATTAACTTGATTTACAGCATCCCATCTTGCTTGCAAATCATCTTCTAACCAATGAAAAATAGGATTAATTGCGTTTCGTTTAGATAATCTTTTCAGTAATGTAATCAAAGGTGCTTTACTAGGTTGCAATAACGCAATTTTAGTAGACATATCAACGACACGTCTATCTTGGTTTATATTTTTTGTGGTTCTAAGACCAGAAATAATTGGCATAATAATTCACTCCTTAATAAACTAAATTATTACGGCATAAACGCATTTTTCTGCCCTTGACTTGCTATTAAGATAGCATCAGCAATTTGGTCCTCGGCAGTTTTAGTTTTTGGAGGAGTTTTAGCAGATTGCCGCACACCTGCTGCTCCTTTTTTAGCTTGTTTATTTTGATAAGCTTGTTCAGTTGCAACTTGTGAAGCCTGTGCCATCATTTCAGACACCTTATTAGCTTTTGTTAATTTATAAGCTGTTTCTATGGGGTTTGGTGTATTCCATAACCAAGGATTTTGCTCAAATACATTTGGTAATTCAGGTGCAATAGTATCAAAATCTTTAGTTTCTGGATTAGTTCTTAATAATAAAACTTCTTGCTGCATACGCATATTTCGTAATTCTTGTTGTTGCTGTTGTTGTATTGGTGTAATCATTTGTTGTGCTCGATATTGAGTTAAAACATCCAATGCTTGACTAGGATTAGTCTGTGATAACTGTATAAATTGTGGATTAGTGGCTAACTCATTAGGAATACCTAATTGTTGTGTTTGTTGTACTGATTGTTGTACTGATTGTTGTACTGATTGTTGCTGTGTATTTTGTATATCCTTTAGTACTTGATTATTTTTGGTATATATAGCTTGTAGTGATTTATATGCTTTCTCTAAATCTTCTACAGTATTAAATATTCCTGCATATTTTTGTGGTTGTTGCTCAATTTCTTCTTGCCCTTCTTGTCCTTCTTGCTCTTCTTGCCCTTCTTGCCCTTCTTGTTCAGTTACTTCTAGTTCTCCCTCTGTGAATTGCTCATTAGTATTAAGAGTTTCACTCTTGCTACTTTGCTGTTCTTCAGTCCTTTCGTCTTGTTGAGATTGCTCTTGCACAGAGTTCTCTTGACCTCCAAGGTTGTTGAAGAATTGCATCATTTCACTCATTAAATAAAACCTCCTATTTAGTTGTATTAACTTTATTTAATACTAAATCTAACCCCATCAATACACCTTGGCAACGCGCAATACCAATAGCGTTTGTAGGGTCTGATTTAATAATTTTACTAGCATATTCGTTTTTGCGATGGTCTATATATTGTTGTAATATTTTCCATCCTTCTAATTGCTTTAATTCTACTAATGGATTAAATTGGTCATCCATTTTGTAACACTCCTTCATTATCTGTATTTACAGGGAGAACATCTTCTTCACCTAAATAATCTTCTTCCTGCCCCATGCCATCCATTAATTGTTGTAAAAGTAATTCTTCTGCATTTTCAATAATTAAACTATTTGCGTCCTTAAAATCAGCAGCATCTAATATTTTCTTTATTAATAATGGATGATTTACAAAAGGACTATCTTTTAAATTATTATAAAGATTAATAAGATTAACTAATCTATTTTCTTTGTTATGAATAGGTTCAATAGAAGAACCTAATGGCATTACGTCAAATTGTCCTCTTATATCTTGTGGAGAAACATCTTTATAATTAGTACCATTTTCACCTAAAATATACACACATCTATTTGTGTCTATATATTGTTGGTCAAGTTGAATAAGTAAACTAGCTAATCTACGAATACCTATATCTTCGATTAATGTAATTTTTAACTTAAATCGTTCATTAGCTGCTGTAGATAAAATAGATGCTGTTGTTGCGGTTTCACGTCTATCTGTTGTCTCACCTCTAGCATAATCATAGACACCATTTGCATTATCTATATCTCTACGAACATTTTCTATAGCCTGTTCAACAGATTGTCCTGTAACATCAGTCATTGGTAATGCTTCAATATCATTCATTTCATCCACTTCTATTATTCCACCGGGACGTGACACTAATTGTTTAGGATTAATATCTGCACCACGCAATATTTTCCACATATTATTAATTATTAAATTAATATTATCCATACGTTGATTACGTAAACTATTAAGTTCATATTGTAAATGTTCTATAGGCTCTATTTCACCAATACCATAAAATTCATGTGGTACAGGAATATCTACTAATCTAACAAATGGTTTTTTTCTATGATGATAAGGATTTTCTTCATTACGAATAACAATGCTTCTATTCGCAATAACAACTACTCTATCATCTTGCCAATATTCAAGTAGTTCTACTTTACCATCTGTTTTTTGTACATCTTGCATCCCTATAGAACTTAGACGGTCACTTGCACCAGTTTCATAAGGTTGCGTCTCTCCTGCTATTTCATACATTTGACCATCTTTATTAATACGCTTTATTACTTTATCTATATTTTTAAATACCCCTAATTCTTCCATACGTTTAAGATATGCAATACTAACATAAGGTTTATGTATGCAATACTCTGCATCATCTATTGTTTTACCATTAGGGTCAACATAAAAATCCCATAAATCAATATGCTCTACTAATGGGTCATCTTTAATTGCAGCTACTTTTTTAACTCGTCTAGGCATAATATCCATACCCATAAAACTTGCTATAGGTTCATCTACCCAAACTTCTGCTTCCTCATAATCCCAACCTACTTTTAAAATAGATGTGCCATAAATCAATGCTTCTTTTACCCAAGAAGTAGCTATTTCAATAATATTTATTTTCTGCGTTAATTGGTAATCTAATAAAGTTTCTAATACTTTAGCATTATCTACTGTTTCCGCTTTGAGTGGGACAACTGATACATAGGGTCTTGATGCAAATAATGCGCCAATAATACGTGGTGTTACTGTTTCAATAACACCAAAAGTATAAGGAATAAATAAATTAGCTTTATTATTATCTTTAGCTTCTATGTAACTACGATATAATTTATACCATCGTAAAAATTTATCTTCCCTAGTGCTTCTCGCTGTAGCTGCAATATTAAACCTATTAACAATATGTTGAGCAACATCTTTAGGTGAAGCATTGTCAAAATCAAACAATTATAACACCACCTTAATAACCCGTAATAGAATTTCTTGGCTCATACGTACTATCAACTCCAAGACTTTTTCCACGACTGGGTTTACGCATTATTTGTGGAATATATGTAACAGCGTCAACTGTATCATCATGTTTACCTAATGGAAATTCCATCATTTCTTGATATAAAATTTTCATATCCTTTTTAATAAAAAATGCGCCATTTTCAACGTAAGGTTGAAAACCATACGCACGTCTAACTTTATCTTTATCAGCTTTTAATTCAACTAATGGTATAAATTTACCACGTCTACGCATTTCATCACGTAAAAAATAAATCATAGCTTTCTGCCAAGCAACACTTTCTACTCCAACTTTAAGTAAACGTTCATTTTTATATTTTGATGCTAATCTAAAAATAGTCTCACTAGTTTCCTGTGGGGTGGAACGTTCACGTACATATTCACGAACATATATATTGCTATCAGTATCTATAGATGATACTAGCACAACTGTATAGTCTGCTGTTTCTTTTTGACTAATAGCTAAATCTACTGTAATAAAAGTATGCAGTATTTTACCTTTTAAATCATCTTCTGTATAATATTTAATCCAATCTGGGTGAAAAATAGCATTTTCATCAGAGATTGGATTTAACATATATTGTGAATTAAATATGTATAGACCTTGTGATTTTTTAAGTTCAGCAAGACGTTTATGACCTAATCTAGTAGGGAAAAATAATTCGCCTTTATCATCAATTGCTGGACAAATTATAGTTTTAAAAGTGTCATCATCAATAATTTCATTATACAAATCGTTCATATGGTATCTTGTCCCAATAACAATCAATAATCCACCGGGTTCTAACAGAGAATAAGCAAATCTGTAATGCTGTTTAACTTTTTTTATCTGGTCATCTGTAGTAACATTACGTTCTGATACCAAGTCATCCATAATAATTACATCAGGGTGCTGCCCAGTAGCAGCTGTATCAACTCCTGAACAAAACAAAGATGGCTCTTTAGCAGGAATTGTTCTATTTTTATAAATAATACCATCTTCTGTAAATCCACCAGGCATTTTAAAATTAGGTTCTAATAAAAATTCATTATCCTCATCTACAACAAGTTGTTGCAGTAATTGATTGCCTGTAAGAATAACTTTTGTTTCAGATAAAAATTTCTTAGAGTTTTTATAATTTTCATTATCTATCATTATTCGTAAATTAGGGTCATGCCAATGTAACCATACAGGAAAAGATATTGTTGCTATTGTAGATTTAAAACATCCTCTAGGTAACATAAGTAATTTTTTAATGTTACCAGTATGTTGTGCTTTAGCAGCACGTTCAGCACGAGACATTTTTACCCAATCTAATATATCAGGGTCTTTAGTAAGAAAATCACAGACGCCTTTGTGTGGTTGTGGCTCTAGTAAATTAAACCCCATAACATATTTTGTAAAGTAATAGAGGTCTTTATACGCTGTTCGCCTTAACTTCTCCATCTTTGCCAGAGCTATCTTTTCCTTCGTCACTCGGCTCAACATCTATCACTTCCTTAAAATCTATATTGGCTAATTTATCTAGTTCATCATCATCCATTTGTGAAAAAATATTATAATTATTATTAACATCAATTTGTTGTTTTTTCTCTGCATTAAGCCCCGCTCTACTTAAAATATCCTGTGCTGCTTTTAATCTTTGTGCAGGGTCAATGCCAGGGTCTACCATTATTAAACGTATTACTTCAAGTGCTTCGCGCGACACTCCTACCAGTTCAGATTTCATTTCAATAAGCATAGCATCTGTAAATTGTTGAACTAATTGTTTAAAATCTTCTTTATTAGCTAGCCATCCATTTACAGTAGCAGATGGTACACCAACAACTTTCGCAGCGGTTTTGATACTACCTGTTAAGACAATCTGTTGAGCTACCTCAATCATCCGTTTATTTACTTTTAATCCGTCCACATTAAGAGCTAATCTAGGTGGATTTAAGTTGCTCATAAAATTTCCTCCGTACTTCAGCTAATAACACTACTAACGCTTTCGTATATTCAATATTACGAAACATTTGAACTTTTTCCTCAAAACATTTCGTCATTGTTAAATATTTTACTTGATGTGTAGTAAGATTATATCTTTCTTTAAGTAACACAGCATCAACGTAACCTACATCTACGTATAATTTAGCTACTTTTTCGATTCTATCCAACTGTGTTTTAGTGGGAGTATAATTAGGGTCTTTTAATTTTGCTACCCTATATTTATGGTATGTTATTATATTGTGTCTTTTAACAAAATCTTCAATATATTTCTCTTGCCTTTGTTTATTTAATTCAGGATATTTAGCTCTAAATCTTTTCTTTGTTCTACGCCAACTAGCTTTTTGTTTTTCATAATCTTTGTATGGCACTAAAAACACCCTTTATAACACACTTGTTCCATCTTACCTTATTATACCAATTTTTGTTGCAAATTGTCAAGTATTTTTACTTAACATATCTAATGCTTTTATTAATCTCCGATGCACTGTGCTTCTGTGAACTTCTAAATATTTAGCTATTTGTTTAACTGGATAACCTTTAATAACATGTAAAATTATAACTTGTCTGAATTTTAAAGGTAACTTTTTAATCATTTCATCAATGACAATTTTTTCTAAAAATTTAGGATTAAATTGCACAAAAACCTTACGGTGCTTCATAAATTGATTACGATTTACAGGCTCATCATCCTTATAAATCCTTAAATAAAAATTTTTGGACATTTTTCCATCAACTCCCTTGACATAAAATCAAAAAATGGTTATACTAAGATTGTCGGCAAAAAGGAAAACTTAATGAAAGGTTGTGAAAATATGGCTAACGAAAAATTTAAAGGTTTAAGTAAAATCAACAACTGGATTAACAGCACAATTTACAAAGAAGCAAGAAAAATCTGTATTGACTATGACATTTCTTGGAGACAAATGTTAGAAGAGGGTTTAAAATTAGCGATTAAGCAATATAGCACTAAAAAGGAGGAATAATTAATGTCACGATTGCTAATAAACAATTTATCACTAATAGACGTAATGAAATATTACCTAAACTATAACGATAATGACTTTATAAAACAAGGCAAATACGTCTATTTAACTAAGTGCCCCATTCATAAAGAAACTAAAGGTACTAGTTTAGCAATCTATGACAAAACCTCCAAAGGACAAGGGTGGGATTGGGTTTGTTATGGTGCATGTGGTATAGGTGGTACTGCACCTAAATTACTAGTAGAGATGGGGTTATTCGATAGTATAGAGAACGCTGTTAAAGATATTAGAAAAATTTTTAAGTTAGAATACCCTAACATTGTTACATTAGAAAATTTTGCTGAATTTAAAGGTTTCGATATAGAATTTTTAAAATCACGTGGTATAGATAATCATAAACACGTGCGAAATGGTGAAATTATTAAAGGTGTTGTTATACCATTTTACGGAGCAGATGGGGATATATTAGCTGTTAAAAAACGTCTTAAATTTGAAGGTACTAATAAATATACATTTACGGAAGGTAGTAATACCATATATGGTTTAGACCTCCTTAAAAATTATAATAATGATTATCTTTATATATTTGAAGGTGAAACAGATGCTTTAACTGCTATACAAGCCGGATTACAAGCTATTGGTGTCCCCGGAGCTACTGCATGGGAAACCAGTACAGAAAATTTAGGTAATTTACTTACTAAATTTAATAAAATAATAGCTGTTCCTGACCAAGATAAAGCAGGGCTAAAACTTTTAAAAACAATTGCAGCTACGTTTCCAGATAAATTATATACTATATCTTTACCTACAAGATTTAATGATGTTAGTGATTATTATATGTATAATTGTGGAGGAAATAAGGAAGTTCTATATAAATATTTTACCACACAAACCTATATTCCTGCAACACCTAAAACCTTTATAGCAACAGCTAAAGAAACACCTGATATACTTAGTAAATATGATGCATGGTATTACACATTCTTAGCTTTACAGGATGAAGTTAAGATTATGCTTTTCGTAGACACACTAAAAGCTAGCCTTAAAATAAGTAAAACTATAATAACTAAAGCATATAATAACGCATATAAGAGATATAACCAGTGTAATCAAGAAAAAAATGATGCTGACGCTGATATATACCAGAAGAACAAATGTTATTATAAAACAGTTCATACTAATGAAGGTATCGCAGAAGTCTGTATTTCTAATTTTGTTATTCATCTACTCCATACTATTGAAGCTGATGGTAATCATGTTAGAATATGTAAATTAGAAAATGAACGGGGGCAAATCAGTAGGCAAGTTATTTTCACAGCAGAGACACTTACTAGGCCTATGGATTTCATGGCTGAGTGTAAAAAAGCAGGTAACTATATATTCAAAGGTGATTTTAAAGACCTAATAGCACTTAACGAAATTCTACTTAAACAAGAAGAAAATATCGTTCACTCACCTGACCACATAGGACAAGTAAACGATATTTGGATAATGGGACGTTATGGTATAGATAATAAAGGGCAGATTATAACTTGCGATGATAATAACATTATCACTTTAGATGATAAGAGCTACATGGTACGTAATCTTAACATTGTAGATGATAATGATGAGACATACATGCCAACCAAACCAGACGTAATTGAAGAAATAACTGATGATTATTTAAAAGATGTTGCTTACACATTGAAAACCAACTTAGGTACATTTAATGCATGGCTTTCACTAGGTTTTATAGTGGCTGGATGGCACAGTAACGCAATCTACAATCATAAAGGCGATAAATCGTTTCCTATCTTCTTTATAAATGGTAAACGTAATAGCGGAAAGACCTACCTTGCCCGGTGGTTAATGTCTGCTTACGGGTTTCCACATATAGATGGTAAGAACTTCGCCATGCCCTCTATAGTTAGTATGACCAGAAAATTAGGGTACTATTCCTCGTTACCGCTGTGGTATGACGATTATAAAAACAATCTTAAAGATATTAAACACCGCGATGAATTTTTGCTCGGTGCGTATAACAGGCAAGGTGCTGATAAAGGTATTAAGTCAGGTTTTGGTGTTAGAGCAGAAAAAATCAGAGGGTTTTTACTACTTAGTGGAGAGGATACTCCTGATAATAACGCTGTATTTTCGCGTTGCTGTAATATTCAAATTTCTGCATACGAGAGGGACAACAACGCATTAACACATATGCTCGACCTAGTTCAACACTTTCCATCTTTAGGGTTACACTTCGCTACTAAGAAACAACGTGAAGGTTCAGAGAAGTTATTAGCTAAAATAGATTACATACAAGACAGATTAATGTCACAAGACATAGATGGACGTCTTGCTAAAAACGTATCTGTGTTTGCAGGAGCATTTCTCCACGAGTTCGAGCATGTTTTAACAGAGAAAGATAAGTTAGATTTTATTAACTGGTTAAGTAGCAAAGCTACAGAAACTAAAGAAATAACTGAAAGCGACCACACAGTGTCAAAGTTTTTCTCTGACATGACTGTACTAATGTTAGATGGTAAATTACTCAATGGTAAACATTATAAGATTGAAAACAACACAATATTACTATGGTTTAAAGGTGTATATGATACATGGGTTAAAAACTATCCTGATGCTGATATTAAACGTACTGTGCTTCTGGATTACATAAAGAAAGAACCCTTCTTCGTAAAGAACAACGTCAGGGCACGTTTACAGTCAACAGGCAATCAACTTCGTTGTCTAATGCTCAATTATAGGGCTATCAATAATGATGATTTACAGGAAATCTGTGCTGCTAATGATGATGATACCTTAGAATTTTAAGGAGGAGATACTTATGAGAATACCAAAGAAAGAACAAAGATGTGGGAACTGCAAATACTTTATTGAGTGTATGTTTAAACAGAAGGTGACTATTGATACTTGGTGTTGCAGATGGGAGGAGAAAAAATGATTACTGTTAAGGAGGAATGTGTAATGTGTTTAGATTATGTAAAAGTTTGACTTAATAAAAGGACTAAGGTTGAAGATTTAACAACTTCACTGTTATTCTGTGGGATTGAATATCACGTACGCAAATATGAAGATTCATGGTGTGTAACAATATTTAAAAATGAGCAGTGTCCCCTAAAAAAGGAGGGGTGTAATAATGAGATGTAAGAAATATGTATCAATGAGATGTAGAAAATGTGGTATACCTATGGCTATTGATAAAATGAATAAGTATGCTGACGGAACTAGAATTGAGTATTTATGTATAAAATGTGGCAATGTTGCTGTGCAACATATGTTGAAGAAGGATAAGTAAAATACTCTTTATATATTCTGTACTTTCCGACAGAAATGTCGAAAAGTCCGTATTTGATAAAATACTGTGATGTTTAATAATATTTCCTATGTGTGAGACATTTTTGTGACATTTTTTTGTGACATTTCTTAAAACATTTTGTCACAGCCCTCTAGCCCTTGCCCAGCTTGGGTTAGAGGGTTTTTTTTGATTTTCTTTGTGACATTGTCAAAATCTGGAATGTCTCACTGAAACCCTTGCTGTGACTGGGCTGAGGGGTCTTTGAGACAAAAGTGACATAATTTTAGAGATATATATTAAATCCTAAGAGGACATACACACACAAAAATAACAGGGAAAGATTAAAAATTATTTGTGTGTGTACGCCTTATATAATATATGTTTTTTATAAAAATAAATGTCACTTTTGTCTCAGCGACCTTCTAACCCGCATGGTTGAGGGATTTTTTTTGTGACATTTGTTGAGACATTTCTAATTTAAGAATGTCACAAATGTCTCAAATGTCTCAATGGAATGTCTTAAAATCCTTCTCCCTGTTGAAAAGTGTAGTGCGGAAATACTTGCAGGAAAAAAGGAAAGCTATTTTACAAAAAATTGTGAGAAATCGCTGTGTATGCTTAACAAGCAATGACACAGCGTCGCGGTCTGGCTACCCCACCCCTGTCAAGTATTTTTACTTAACAGCATGACAGCCACACTGTCGAGTTTTTAGCTGACCTATGAGGAATTGAAACGAGGAGATGATTTCTATGTCTGATTATGAAAATACAGTTTTTAGTTTACCTATGAGGAATTGAAACACAGCATGACAACCACACTGTCACAATGTGTCGATGTGTATACAATATACTTGAGTATGGAAAAAAGGAAAATTGGACATGCTATCGAAGTATTTATACAGGAAAAAAATAAATAAATACAGTGCTTTACCGTGTTAAAGTGTTACAGTACTACAGTGTTAAAGTGCTAAAGTGTTAAAGTGCTAAAGTAGGAAAGTAAGAAAGTAAGAAAGTAGGAAAGTGTTAAAGTAGGAAAGTGTTAAAGTAGGAAAGTGTTAAAGTAAGAAAGTAGGAAAGTGTTAAAGTAAGAAAGTAGGAAAGTAAGAAAGTACGACAGTAATACAGTGCTACAGTTAGACAAAAAAAAATAGGGTGGGGGGGTATGCTAGATAAATGTAAAAAATTGTACGTCTCGTAAAGTCTCACTAATGAGACATGTCTTAAAAATGCGACATGTCTTAAAAATGAGACATGTCTCACTAATGAGACACCAAAAAATAACAAAAAAGGAGAGATATTAAAATGTTAAAAATTACAAGCGAAAAAATAATAACCGAGGAAATGCAAACACGTATAACAGGTCAGTGGAAACGGTATCACAACAGCCAAAAGGAGAATATATCGCGTATAGAATATATGGGCGACGTATTCAACCAGGAAAAATTGGTAGAAAAAATAGTGCATAGAGTACTGAACAACCGCGTCAAAACACGGAAAAACCGCGTGGTAGAATATACGGACGGCACAGGGAAGGTCTGTCAAGAATATATGCGTACAAAGCCGCCTGTGCTTCAGGGCCTGGAACAATATCTCCAATATGAGGACGTGAAACAGGAATCCTACGTCTTGGCGATGGAATTCCTGCGTAGAAATCACTCCTTGGCTGGGGCTGGCGTGCGGATGCGGACCAGTCGCGAATATCGAAAATACATCGTATCGCTGTATTTTCGAGCTTCATTCACCGTCGCACTACGTATATTGGCATATATTGTCAAAACGTATAAAAATATCCAGGAAGTTTCTTCCACGTATATGGGAGAAAATGGAGAGGAATATTCGGTGGAATGTGCCACCACAGAATATCACGTATCCCTTTTCGCCTGGGAGCAGGAACACTTCATCGACACAATGATAGACGTGGCGGAAAAAGTGAAGACGCCCGCACAAAGAGTGGCTCTACGATGCATTTTGGAAGATATTGGAAGACAAAATGTTTCCAAAGAAACGTACGCAAAAACGCGTCGTACTTTGCGTGATTGTTTGGCCGCACAATAGACAAGTTGTTTTTAGCCTGTTTAACAGGCTTATTTTTTTTTTTTTTTTTTCCAAATGACCAGACCTTTTGGTGCTTTTTCATGACTATAATAATTGAGCGGTTGAAAAACCTGCTCAAATTTCAAATTCAAATTTTCGATAAAATTTTTTAAATTTTTTCTAAAATGACCAGACCTTTTGGTGATTTTTCGCGACTATATTAATTGAGTGGTTGAAAAACCTACTCAAATTCAAATTTTGGTTTGGAGGTTGATTTATTTGTTAAAAATTAGTAAAAATGGTATTCAAGCAAAGATGAGCGAAGAACGAATAACTCCAGTGATTGATGTTATTCATGGTCAATTGGCTATTTTAATGCCAATTGACAAACTTCAGACAGTTTCCGGCAAACTGTCTGAATCAGGTAAGAGTAGGGTCCTAGCGTCACTGACGCAAAAGGCCGAATTACCCAATGGGCGGATAATCAAATTCGGTCTAAATGTGATGGAGAAGGTAGGGTAATACCTACTTTCTCTCCCTTTTTTAAAAAGGGAATATATATCATTTTTCTATGGTGCAGTGACGCTGTATCTCTATGGTGCAGAAGTACCCTATCTATGGTGCAGAAGTATACCCTTATGTTCTCATAGCTTCTGACTAGGAGAATGTAATGGTGCACTTATGTACAGGAGTTATGCAGGTCTTTAACAATAGCTAGGTTCTCCTGTATAATCTAAAAAACTGTAGGATATTGGTGAGGTATTGTTATACCTCTGGAATTCTGGAATGATGCAGTAGTGGGTTAGAGCTAAAGATAGAAAAACTTTAGCTCCTTTTACAGGTGTTAGAATAGTAAATGGTTTGGTGCAGTAATAGCTCTATTATGCGGTGTATACGGTAGTATACTAATTATTATGCATTATATTATTATTAGTAACAATATAGTCATCTGAAACACAGGGTGGCAGTAATGCAGGGGAGGTTCACCACCCTCCTCCCCTGTAAAATTACAGCAGTACAGAAGTGCTGCTTTTTTAATGCGCAGAAACATAGCTATGTTCCACCATTAAGGAGGTGATATTGTACAGTAGTGTTTCTGCGTATTAAAGAGGTAGTATCTCTAAAATAAAAATGAAAGGATTGAGTATGATGTATGTGCACGACGCCATAAACAGACTAAGAGGAGGATATGACCTTCTCGAAGGTGGTGGTGACGAGTTATTAACGTTAGGGTGGGAATTAGAGTTTTGCTGTCCAGAAGATAATCAAGAATGTGATATTTGTGAAGGTAGTGGGGCAATTGCGATTACTTGCCCTTCATGTAATGGTAGAGAGGAGATAGAATGTCCTATCTGTGAGGGAGATGGGTATGTTCATGATGAATATGATAATGAACATATCTGTGGTATCTGTTCAGGAAGAGGGGTACTTCCTTGTAATTGTTCTTATGAGGAGTTATATATAACATGTCCAGAATGTAATGGAGAGGGATATTTAGAGCGCGTAGGCGTTGAACAATTATATAATAAACTTCGCAAAATGGGCGAATTAAAAAATGACTCCTCTATTAATCACAGCGATACTGAATGGGGTGCAGAATTTGCTTCTCAAGTACTTAAGTATGGACAAGATAATATCCAGTGTTATGTTAATGATGTAATGGATATTATTGATAAACTCGATGGCGACAGTAATCCATATGCAACATGTGGTCTACACGTGCACGTAAGGCCTAAAGATGGCTGGACAGGAGAACATGCAGAAGCATTAGCTCAAGCATGGTATTATTGGGCAGAAGAAGAGTTTTTAACTTATTTCTGTCCTGTTGACGATAGAATAGAAGAATATGCTAAGAAGTGGGAGACATGTGGTAGCGACGACATTTGTTTGAATAAACATGATGTTGAATACTTTATACCTAGTATTGGAGATGGTAATACTTATATTGAATATTTAGGAGGGTTTGATGTTAGGTATTGTACACTGAATTTCACAGCATATGTTTGTCATGGTACTGTTGAATTTAGATTATTTGATGGTACTAATAATGCTGTTGATATACTAGAAGCATTAAATTGTGTAGCTAAACTAGTACTTGCAGTTGAAGAAGGCTATGATGGAAGTAAAGAACGCTTCTACGCCCTGTTAGAGACAACAAATATAGACGTTACATTAGCAGGATAGAATTATATAAATAGAAAATAGAAAGGAGAAAGGAGAAAGGAGAAAGGAGAAAAATGACAATGAAGTTATATGCGATAAAATTTAATAATTATTATAAATTATTTTTACCAGATAGAATAATACCACGTGATACTTCAGTACCTACTATTTCAGTACCTGTGGAAGGTACTATTATACATAATAATGTAAATGTACACGTAGTACGTCTCACAGAGGATTTAATTCCTATTAAACCTATAAGTGAAGCTCTTATAGGTGATTTTGTACTACATAAAAATACTGGTTCATATTATGTTAAACAATGGAGTGTAGGTATACTAGTAAAACGTAGTCCAACGTCTTCTCTATCTATTTTACATCAAAAAATAGATATGCCGCATGCTACCTGTCATGAATATGGTGTTCCAGATTATGTGACAGATTTATTGCTTCAGCGTGATGTTGATATTAATATATGGGAAGAAAGTCAACAATATGTGGTGGATTCCTATAGTGAATATTGGGATGGTGAAGAAATTAATGTGAGAGAAGAAATTAATGTGAGAGAAGAAATTAATGTGAGAGAAGAAAATAGTGGGAGTGATGAAAACCAAAGCGATGACTCAGCAAGAATAATAACAGTACCAAATATAAATACGTTAGAACATTGTTTACGTAGTACGAGGTCATACGCGGCTATGCCACCTTCGACCTATATAGGAAGATGCGAAATAAAAACTGATAATAAATCAGTATCTGAGTTAGATATACCATATGTAAACATATTTAATACTTATAAATTTGGTGTAGAATTAGAAGGAATTATTGGTATATCACCAGGTAGATTAGAAACTATGTTACAAAGAGCAGGAGTTAAAGTTATATTAGATACAGACACATTTTCTACGTATAAAGATTGTTGGAAAATAACAGGAGATGGAAGTATTTCTGCTCCATTTGATGGAATGTGTGAAGAATGTCAGGTTCATGGTCAAGAATGCTATGATTGTATTCACAACCGCGACTGTAACGCACAAATTTATGGTATAGAGATTGTATCACCACCACTTAAAGGTGAAGAAGGATTGAGACAACTACGTACAGTTTTTTCTGTATTAAATGAAAAAGCAGAATGGTATGTAGATGCTACTTGTGGGTTGCATGTTCATGTTGAAGCTAAAAATTTGACTATGGTTAGTCAATTCAAAGAATTAGTACGTCTCATGTTATTAGCTGAATTAGAACTGATGCAAATGCAACCTTATGATAGAACTAATTCAAGGTATTGCGCACCTATTTATACAGGTTTTGCGGAAGACCTAACCTGTTTATCTGAAAAAACAGGAGATGTTATGCCATTAGAATTTATTAAA